CTAACTAAAGCAGCATCACCAATAGCAGAACCAGTAATAGTTCCTGCACCACCAGCACCAGCAGCACCCAAACCAGCAATTGAAGTACCAGCTAATCCAGAACCAGCACCTAAAGCAGCTTCGCTTGTGCCTAATCCAGTCCCAATACCAGCAGCACTTGCGCCAGTAGCAGCATTTAAACCAGCAGCACCTAAAGTCCCACCAGCAGCGCCAGCAGTTGTTAAACCTTGACCGCCACCCATTTCAGCTAGGCTAGTGCCACCGCCAGCAGTCAATCCTTGACCGCCGCCCATTTCAGCTAAGTTAGCAGCGCCTTCGGCTGGCATCGCCAAACCACCAGCGCCACCCATGCCCGCGATTTCACCAGCAGTCATTCCCGCTGTATCGCCAGCAACAGTGCCAAGGGTAGTAACTTCAGGGGCAACGTAAGCAGAGCCAGCAGGCAAAGCGCCATTAAACGCTGTGGCTGCTTCTAAACCACCAGCAGCTTCAGGTGCAGCCATTGCAATGGCTTCAGGGGCAGACGCTGCCGCACCGCTTGACAATGCTTCAACAGCAGCAGGGCCACCGTAATAAGCAGCAGCAAGAAGTGCCAACTGACCAACAGGGTTAGAAGCAACATCGCTAACTAAATCACCAGCAAAAGAAGTCAAGTCGCTTAAAAAGTTGCCGCCTTGATCTACGGGATTAATGTGCGGATTTCCGTTGGCATCCCATGCAGTAGTGATTTGCTGACCGTTGTGTTCTGTTGAATTTTGTGAAATGTAATTTTGTAAATTACCAGACGCATCGTAATTTGCCATGACTGGCACACCGTTTACGTCAACAGGTTTAGTTGATCTGTAACCCACCAACTGAGGGTTATTGTCACTTCCCATAGAGTCATAAACAGGCTCAAATCCTGCGGGGGCTTCAGGGTCGCCAGCAGTGGTGTAACGTGTCTCACCTTCTGCGGTTTGGTAAGCGTTACTTGTCCCAGGCTTTAAAGATAAAGTTCTTGGAAGGTTAATGTTTTTAACGTCAAGATTGCTTAAATATTGTTTATTTGCCGCCATGTTTTACCTCTTTACGGATTGTAATAGGGAACCTTGAAAGGCTTCCCGTTCACCGTGACATTTATAAACCCAACAGGTTGTGCAGGCAAAGTCGCCGAGCCTGTCGTTGCTGTTGTTGCCGAGGAAAAGTTCAACAAATTCAGAAAGAACTGCTGCCATGCCCGTGACGGTCTTTTTGTACCTACATCCAAGAATTCACTTTGTGGGTAAGGGTTAACCTGTGGTGAACTGTATAAGCCGTTAGCCATTAGTTATCCCCTCCACTTGCCTTCAAGTTTGCAGAAATAATCACAGCGTTCACAGGGTCGGTGATTGACACTTCAAACACTCGATCTCGCGCCATGCCCAATCTGCGCCAGATGGCACGATTCTTGTACTTACCCAATTGACCAATGGATACAGTGTAGTACTTTGACCAAGTAGAACCACCATCGTTTGACCAACGCAGCATGGCTTGTGGATTAGTTGTCGTGCTAACCACAGAAACCGCCGATTGGATGCCAATTACATACGTTTGCGTTGGCCCAATTGTAAAGGTTGCGTTAGGGTAAATGATGTAAGGTGAGTTTAAAAATATCTCACCAGTGCCTACCGAAAGGCCAGTCGTGCCAACACCAGGCTGGAACTGAATCTGCAACTCATCAAAGTACTGACGTTGGAAGTCTGTCAATAAATGAGGCGCTCTACGCAACCTACGGACGTTTTGTCCGTTGTCTGTAAAGTTCTTCTTGTCTAACTCATAAATTAAGCCATTTTCATAGTCCCCGACCAAAACCATGCCCTGAAACACAGCACAGCAGTTACCACGGTGGCGCTGGTATGAATTGTCGTCAGCCGTGTAAAGCCACTTGTGCCACATTTGTGTCGTGCCGTCATAAGCCCAAGTCAGATTAAGAGTTGGGAAAGTGACAACGTAGACCTCATGGCCTTCAAGCTGGTAAGTCCATGCGATAGCGTCATCAACGTATTGATTAGCTAAAGTGTTCTCAACAGCATGGGTAGATATACGCTCAGGTATATACCCCTTCATTTGCATGATCTGCGCTTGACCACGGTTGTTGCGCGATACGTAAGCAAAGGAATTTCCAAGGCGATACAAAGAGAAAGGCGCTGCAATGCCGTGTTGGGTAGAAGTGCCAGGGATGCGTTGGAAAGGAAATGGAACTGCGCCAACGTCAGACCAAACTTCAGACGAAACCTCACCCAACAAATAGACTTCTCGGTGGTCAACAATCAAAGCCACCAAATCGTCAGGAGCGCCGTCTTTTAAAGAATAGCTAGTGTTTGGCGAAATGGGGGAAAGAAGGTCCGTAGCCCCCCATTGTTGAGTCGTAGGATTGTTATAAACGATGTAGTTGTCAATCACGTCAACAGTATTTGCACCGCTAAACGCGCCATCAGTAGAAGGCAAGACTGAGAAGTTAATTGCGTACATTGTGACGCCAGAGCCAACAGTGCTTGCCACGCTGATCGTGTAAGTTCCTGTGCCGCCCGTACCTGTTCCCAAAGCAGTCACCACAGTCCCTGCGGTAACGCCAGCGCCTTGGATTGTTTGACCAACATAAATCGTGCCAGTAGCAACCGCAGAAACAGTCAAGGTCGTGCCTGCAATCGTTGCGGTAAACCTTGCGCCTGTCGCTGTGGAATTTAAGCTGCGGGCAGATACTGTTTGAGATACGTTAATTGTGTAAGTTCCCGTACCACCAGTGCCAGACCCCAAAGCCGTAATCACAGTTTCAGCAGAAACCCCAACGCCGTAAAGCGATTGCCCAATAGCCAAAGTGCCGCTAGACACGTTCGTGACGGTTAGGGTAGTGGCAGACACAGAACCCGTAAACACAGCGTTAGCAGGGCTAGAAATGCGCCATGTGTAACGATAAGCCCCGTCCACAATGTAGACGTTTACGCCGTTGTCCGTGATCTTTACCTGACCAGTAGACGAGTTAAGAATACCAATGACAGAAGGAACAAGGTTAGACGTTAAAGCGTAGACATAAGGACCGCAGACAGCGACCAATTGTGTACCGCCAGAAACCGAGCGCATACCGCGCACTTCTTGCATGTTAGGCAAAACGGCTTTTAGCATAAGTCCAGGCGTAGGGTAAAGAGCCACAACACCGTTTGTGCCTGGCTGCTTTAATGGGTCAATCTCAGGGAAGAAATTGATCAGTTCTTGGCTGTCTTGATAAATTGAAGGCGCTTCGTAAGCAGGCCCCACGAAACCGAAATCAGCCATATTTAGCACCTTTTTTCAGATTGTCCATAGCCCACAATGGTTGTTGATTTGTGTAATGAAACGCTTGTTTTTGTTGTTCTGCGTCATTCAAATCAAAAGAAGCTAATGGTCGAATGTGGTCAATGTGCCATTCTCCCATGTTGTGCCATCCCATGTTTTCTACAAACTTTCCTTCAATGTATCCACGAAAAAAATCATAAGAACAACCCAAAAGCGTTTCTGTTCTTGCTGACTTTATTTTGCCTTTTAAAGCACTATAAACCCTATTTCTTTCCCTGCAACTTAAAGCATAAGTTGGGTCAGTTTTTCTACGAATTTTATTTAACTCACATGATTTTTGTGTAAGTTCTTTTCTGTTTTGCTGACTATACATTTTGTTGTAATCAGCAATTTTTGCTTTATTTTTTTCTCGCCAAAGTTTAGTTGTGTCTTTATCTGCGGCACGTCTTTTGGCTTGTGATTTTTTACCAGCTTCACGACATTTTTCAGCAAAAGCAGGGTCAGATGCTCTACGATTGCGAGCATATTCACGCATATATGCGCGTTTCTTTTCTGCTTTTTCTTCATCTGTCATTTCAATAAATCCTCAGACAAAGCCGCCGCTCAAAATCCAACCTGCATCGCGACTGCGACCTGTCAGCAACGAATCAGGATATCGAGCAACTTGCAATGGCGACATATTGGTTCGCTTCAATGTTGCTTTAGCACCCGCAGCGTATTGCTGAATCATGGCAATTTGAACTTGATTAACCTTGCCGTACATTGGCATTAAGCGTTCGGCAAGACACCAACGCAAGGCCATTGAATAGCCTTGAGGCAAAACCACGTCTTCGTAAAGACTGCCATAGCGTGTAAATAGGGTGTTGGCAAACAAATGCACTTCACCTTGCGATGGACTAGGCCAAACAAACAAATTGCCAGAATCTTCGTTTGGGTTGTAATAAATTGCTTTAGGCCACGGACCGTTCAACGTTTTCAAGCCAATCAGTTGATAGTCTTGCAACGACAAAACAGAGATTGGATAGTCCAAGCCACCGCCTTGAATTGGCTGACCGTTAGACGTTGTGTTCACGCGAACAAACGCTGAGTCAATGCTCAAAGGCTTTTGATAGTTTGCCGTGATTGTGGTTGTTGCTACGGTTTGCGGGATGCTGACGCGATAAGTACCAGCTTGCAAGACGTTACCGCCTGCACCTGTCAACTCAAGCGTGATCTTTGTGCCAGCAATGATGCCGCCACCACTAAGCGTTTGGCCTTGTGCCACAGCGCCAGAGTTTACGGTCGTGACTGTCAGAATGTCGCCAGAGATTGACCCTTGGAATGAAGCACCGATAAAGTTGGTGGTTTGTGGCGATGGGCCAAGGCTGTATTGAACTTGGCCTTGAATCACAGGGAAAATGATCTCTGTGACGTTAAACACCATCATGTTTTCGTTGGACCATTGGTCAACAAGGTCGTTCATCATGTCAAACGCATCTTGTGCTGCGTCTGGCGTTGGGGTTTCGCCCCCCTCTAACGCGCCAATATCCTTTAACGCGCGAGAGATCAAATCTATTGGTTTGGTCATAACAATTCTTTCTTTGCATATTCGCCATGAAACAAACTTCTAGCTTCTTTGGCTACTAATTCAGCTAGTTCAAAGTCTTTGAAATAACCAATTTGTTTAGTTTTTTTGTTTACTTGACAGTTAACGACCCAACGTTTTCTTACTTCAATCCATGCAACGCCACGAACACCAGATTTGTTGTTTTTTTGTATTTTTGAGTTGCAATTGTTCTGTGATCGAGTAGCGATTCTTAAATTTTCAATCTTGTTATTACTTGGATTGCCGTCAATGTGGTCAATAAATTCTGGCATAAAACCGTTGTGCCAACAAAAAACAAGCCGATGAATTAGATAATTTGTTCCATCAATACCTGCATGAAAGTAGCCTTTTTCTTTATGGCATCCAGCTTCTTGACCAACTTTAATACGTTTTGCTTTACAAATCTTCCAAAATAGCTTTCCTTCACGATACTCAAATAGTTCGTGTAAATATTCTTTGGAAAGCAATTTTTTCATGTTTTACCTTAGATTTCAGGTGTAAAAGTCTGTGGCAACCAAGGTGCAAGCACAGGCTTCTTTGACAGCGATTCAAGCTGTTCTTGTAGGCGTGATTTTATGACATTCTGACCGTCAACGATAGCTGAATCTTCAATCCACTTGGCGATCATTTCCTCGGTCACTTCCTCAAAAGGCGTGACCATTGTCGGCTCTTGGAATGTCCAGTAACCCTCAGTCTCTACGGTGTCAGCGCCGTCAGTGATTGAACAGAAATACTTTGCTGACGTGATTAGACCATCATCAGCGTAAACCTCTGTGATTTTCCAGACGTAACTCATTTTGCGCCTTTGTAAATTTGCTCGGCGTTTATAACAACACCCTCAACCTGTTCAATTGCATAAAAGGTTGTGCCGATAGCCGCGATTTGAATTGCGTGGGCTGTGATGTATGCAATTAACCAAGTCATGATGTTTCCTTTGGGTTAGATGCCAGCGGCTGCGAGGCGTTTACGGAGGGATTGGATTTCAGCTACCAAGTCAGCAATAACTTCAGGTGTGCTTGCTTGCATGGCTTGGTGAATTGGGTTTCCTTCAGCATCCACGGCATCTTTTGTTCCTGTCACACTGTTTGCGTACACTTCTTGGAATTCATGCGCCAAGAAGCCACGAGCATTTGAGCCGTCTTCTTTCCACTGATAGTCAATCGGCTTCAAAGCGTCAATTCGTTCACCTTGGCCTGTTATTGCACCAATAACATTTTTTAAACGGTAATCAGAAGTGGTGTTGTAAATAACAGCGTTAGTAGTTGTGACTCTTGTAATAGAGCCTATTGAAGTGGTTGCAGAATTTCTAAATTGAATGTAGCCGTTACCGCTTGCATCGTCTGTCGAAACAAGACCAAGTTGGTTAGATGTATTACCAGCAGAAGCAAAACGAACTTTATCTGTTCCTGCACTTGTAACCCCCACCAGCAAGTTACCGCTGGAGTCAAGCGTCATTGCTTGGGTGAAGGTGATGGCGTTACCTGCTGTGCCTGAAGGGGCGTTCAACCATTGGTGTTGACCGGCAGTTTGTTTGTAAACTGAAGCTGCTGCTGTTGTTCGGTAAATGTCAGTACCGCCGCTATTGATATACCAGTTTTGACCAACAATGCCAATAGTGCTGCTTGATGCAAGAGTAACGCCAGATTGTTCTAATGCTTTCCATGAACTAATCCACGCACTAGGAGTAACACCCAAGCCTAGGTTGCCTGAGGTGTCAAATGTTGCAACAGTGCTGTTGTATGTTTTAATTAAAAAATTGTTATTTGAAACTGAACCAATGAAAGAGTTGTTATCTGTTCCTGCATTAACAACCCCAAATTTTGCTAAGGTTCCATAACCACCACTAAGCAAATTAATTCCATAGGCTCCTGATGTTTGGTTCAAGCCAAAGCTCGTTCCATCAAACGTGAGCGCACTACCAGTAGTAAGCACCTTAGAGCCGTTGAGATAGGCAACACCGTTTGCTGCGCCTGCACTAAAAGTTTGTGATGCAGTAAACGTGTTTGCGTCTGTTGTTGCCAACGTAGCTGTAACAGCAGGAACACTCAAGTTAAAAGTCGATGCCGTGTTAGGGCCAACCAAATTAACTTGACCGCCTAAAGTTGCTTGAAATACGAGTTGTCCCATGATGTTTCCTTACGGTGCAATGATTAGCTGCGAGGCAGTCAACGCCCCTGTGCTTGGGTTGAATTTTAACTTTGTTGACGAAACTGTCTGTGGCAAATTGCCTGTCGTGTTACTTACAAAAGTAGGGTAAAACGTGGCATTTGTCGTTGTGTCGTCCGTCACCGCCGTATTAGTGGCGTTAGTCGCTGACGTTGCGCTAGTCGCTGTGCTTGCATTACCCGTCAAAGCGCCCACAAAAGTGGTAGACGTTACAGAAACCAAGCCAGCGAAGGTCGTGACCGTAGCGCCCAACGATACAGCAGTTGAACCGATCGTAACGCTTGAGTTAGTCAACGCACTGTTTGGAATACTTGTCAGACCAGCACCCGAGCCACTGAACTGCGTAGCCGTCAAAACGCCCGTAGAAGGGTTAAATTGATACTTGGTGGAACTGGTGTACTCAGTGGTTAAATTTCCGCTTGTGGCGGCTGCAAACAGCGGATAACGGGTCGCATTTGTGGTGGTGTCGTCAGTTACCGTTGCATAAGAGACTGGCGTTGTCCAGCTTGGTACGCTTGAGCCGTTAGAAGTCAAAACCTGACCACTTGTGCCGTTAGCAATAAAAGACGTAATGCCAGAGCCAGTTTGATAAGCAATTTGACTAGCAGCACCACCAGCTAAGTTTGTTGCTGTGGTCGCAGTTGTTGCGCTTCCGACCGACAAAGTTGATTGCGCTACATATTGTGGAGCCGTTGCCCCTGCTGTCAATACATAATTTGTAGTGCCAAGGCCAAGAAAACTTGTTGCCCCTGCGCCAGTCTGGAAAACCAATCCACCAGCAGAGCCGCCCGCAATATTGGTCGCACTTGCAGCCAAAGTAGCCGATGCCACAGCGCCACTAACAATGCTTCCCAAAATAGAAGTCAGCCACGTAGGATTTGAATAAGAACCAGTGGAATACAGGCCGTTAGTGACGCTTGCCGCATTGCCGCTGATAGAAATGTCCCACGTACCAGAGGCGTTTGTACCTGTTACAGAAGGCGCACCAATTGTGTTGTAGGAAACAGTTTTAGCAGCAGAGCCGTCAAATGTCAGACCTGTAGCCCCACCCGTTCCGCTGCTGTTAAACGTGACCGAATTTGCGACTTTGTTTGCCGTTGTTGCAGTTGTTGCGTTTGTTGCGTTTGTTGCGTTTGTAGCAGTCGCAGCATTACCGCTAATTGAGCCGTTAATCAGGTTAGTAACGGTTAAGTCAGTGGAATTTAATGTAGTAAACGCACCAGTAGACGGTGTGATGTTGCCCACAGGCGTATTATTTAACGCTGTGATTGTGATTGAAACGCCAGTAATGCTACCGCCCGTAATCTGGGCGTTGCTGGTGTTTATTTGTGTGAATGTGCCAGCAGCAGGAGTTGTTGCCCCGATTACAGTGCTATCAATCGTGCTGTTTGTAATCGTTGCAAAATTAATTGTGTCTGAACTCAATGGTGGAGAAAAGAACTCTCCACCTGGTCCAACTAAGCCAATGCAAACGCCATTAACGTCAAAAATAGCTTGAACAGGGACAATATTTGTCGTTGTTGTTTTAGCTATTGCATTAGTCATGGTTTACCTTAAAGAACCAGCCGAATTAACGGCTGGCACATCATTACGATTGATCAGCAACAGGTGTTACATACAACAAACCAGTAGCAGAGGCGCTAATGGCTGTGATGTAAAACGGTGCGGCTGGTGTGGCAAGAATCAACGGGCTAGTCATGCCAGCAGGCAAAACGTAATCCGCTGGTGTGCCATCAGTCGGCAACACGGCAGCGCCAGGGTCAGTTGTTCCAAACTTAACAGCAATGGCAGAAGTGCCAGTGTTAAGCAATGAAGCAAAGTTGATCTGGTCGTTAGTGTTACCGCTAATCAACACAGCAGCGTGAGAACTGCTGGTAACTGACAAAGCATACGTTTTGCCAGAGTTACGTTGAACGGTTGAACTAGCCATGATTAAGCAGCGTTAGCAGGTAGTGGGCCTTCAACACGGGTAACGCGTATTGCGTAAGTCCCTTGTGCTGGAGTCGCACTTGCGTTAGTCACGTTCAAGAACTGAATAGACAAAACACCATTTGTGTAAACGTCAGATTCGCCAGGCAAGATGCCAGCGGTCTGAACGCCAACAGCGCCGATTGTTTCAACAAAATCAGTGGTTAAAAGGCCAGGCACGTTGAAGGTTTGAACGGCAGACGTATAGGCTGCAACTGCTGCTGGCGCAATGCTTGGGCCAATCAGGAAACTTTCGCGCACATTGCCGCGAGTTACGGTCGTAGAAGACATGATGATTCCTTTTAAAGAATGAATTGATTGTACTATTAGAAAAAGAAAAGGCCACCCCTTTTGAGGATGGCCCTTCCCTATTTCATCCAGCTTACCAAGAAAGCAATGGTGAAGTGGCGTTAGAGCCAGTGGTTGTGCTTGGGCGTTGCACAGACACCAAGTAAGTGCCAGCAGCAGGAGTCACGCTACCTGCGGTTGGGTTTACAAAGCGAATGGTCAACTGGTCAGCAGCAGACACGTAAGCGTCAAGAACGCCAACGCCTGCGGTTTGTGCGCCGTTAAAAGCCACAGAAACATAATCACCAACAACCAAGCCAATGCCAGTGTTGGCAAAGTTTTGGGCTGCGGTGGTGATGGTTGCAACTGCTGCGGGAGTCAAAGAGAGCGAGAACACGCCACCCTTGACCACGTTGGTCATTGGGGCAAACGATTCTTGCGTTACGGTGGTTGCTGGTCCTGGATTAGCCATGATAGTTTCCTTTTAAAATGTTTAAAAACAGGGGCGAACCCCCTATTAGATTTAGGCTGCAACGCGGCAAGCCAATTCAGGGTACAGAGGAGCCCAACCGTACAACACGTCCAAACGGGTAGGAATCGAGTCGTTGTTGATGGTGTACTGACGCACAACACGCATTGACAAACCGATTTCCTTGTCGCTTGCACGACCAGCAAAATGCACACCTTCAGGCAATTCCAGATCGGCGACTGCCAATGTGAAAGCATTGCGGTGCATGATGATGTTTTGTGGAGACACGACACCAGTGCTGTTGAAGAACGACACGGCAGCAGTGCTAGAAGTGCTAGGAATAGACACGTTCTGGAACTGACCAGCAGTAATCACAGCAGGGCTAACGGTCACAGACAAAGTACCACCCGAACCAGAAGCAGCAGCTTTAACCACGAAGTTACGCAGCTTGTTGCTACCGTAGGCTTGACGGTTCTGTGGGTTGACAGCGTACACACCAGCGATTTGGAACACGTCACCAGCGTTCAACGACACACCGTTAGTCAAAGACAAGGTGATAGTTGAAGAAGATGCCCAACCGCTAGTCAGGAAACCCGAACCAGTAGTGGTGTTAACAGTAGCTGTACCAGCGAAAGAGCCAAACTGTTGAGAAACAACGTTTTGGTCCAGTTTCCAGTTCATACCGCCAGAGTCACGGCCCATCAAACCTTTACGGTATTGCTCGCCGATTGCTTCTTGAGGAACGAACAAACCTTTCAAGCTGTCCACGATAGTGGCAGAAGTGAAGGGCTCAACGATACATGAACGGCGACCGTCACGTGGTGCGCCTTCGCTGTCCAAGTAAGCGCCAGCAGTCAGATATGTGATCAGACCAGTTGGAGGTGTACCAGCAGTACCAACGATGTTGGCAGTTTGCAAGGTAGCCATAGCCAAGCCGTCACGGTCAATCTTGTTGGCGATTGCTGCAATAGCGGGCTTCAACACACGGTCAGAGAACATGTCCAAAGACAAGGCCAAGTCTTGGGTGGTGAACTGGGTATCAACGTGGAACTGTGTAGACAAAGTAACGGGGACAGAAGTCTCGTTAAAGTCTTCAACGTTCAACGCTGGACCAGTTGTACCAATGAAACGACCAGGCTTACGCACGTTTACAGTAGCGCCGATTTTCGCGCCGACCACTGCAAATTGGTCATCATAGTTACGGTCAACTTCAGAAGTGAAGGTCAATTCGTTTTCCAAGACCATCAACGCTTCGTTGGTGATCTTGCTAATGGTTAAGAGATTGTTTGCCATTTTTTGCTTTCAAAAA